CATGGTATGGTGGGGCGTGCTGGTATATTGCTTGAGTTTTTGGTGCATGCTGATATATTTTATTTTGCGTGTAATGGGGGCGTAAGCCGTGAGGCGAATAAAAAAAAATAAAAGTGAAAGACGGAAAAATCTTTTTAGAATGGCATGTCGATAAGTACGGCGGTTTTGATAGCTATGATACGTACACCATGGAATGCCGGGAACGAGCCAGGCCGGAACTGTACGAAGCATTGCACAAACTGGCAGAAGAAATGCGGAAAATATGTGAACTGCCGGATACAGACGAAGAAAGAAAACGGCTGTGTATCAAAGGCGTATCGTATGCGTACAATGACAAAGAGGGTATCATGGGTGCAGTGCTGATCGGCAGCCGTGAATTATACGAAAGCGTCGCACCGCTGAATATCAACACGCCGTGCTTGTGGGAAGCGGCAAAAGACGAAAAGCAGGAAATGACGCAAGATATGTACGACGTGTTGTACGAATTGCAGGAAGAATGCCAAAAATATATTGACGGAGACAGAGCGCAAATGAGTTTATTCAAGAAGGAGGAGGCCAATGAGAATAAAACAACAGCTTGAAAAGTGCCGCCAGCAGGCTAAATTGTTAGAAGAATTGAATTATGACAACTATTTACTGGATAAGCTGGGAGATATGCGGAATGCGCCGCGGAAGCGGCTATTGCAGGAACGAAAAAAATACAGCGACATGCGCGAACGCATGCGGCAGGAAATCCGTAAAATTAAATATCCGAGGGAATACTACCAGGACGTGCAATGCGTCTTGCTGTATCGCTATGTCGACAACCTAAGCTGGGGAGATATATGCCGCAAATTAAATCTATCACAGTCCACATGTTTTAAATATCGACGCCGCGGGATAGAAGAGATAGAAAAAGAAAATAAAGTTAGAAGTCAAAAAGAGTTTTAGTTATGATAAACTATACTCATAGCAGCCACTTGTGATACGTGTATGTATTGCGGGTGGCTTTGTTGTACTAAGGAGAAAGTTATGAAGACAGAAAAACGAACGAGAGAACCGCCGATCCAGCGGAGCAAAGTATTTTTAAACAAAACAGATTTTCGCGCAAATAACGCGCGCAAAATAAATACTAAAAGGCGTCGGGCCGTAACGTGGCGTCAATTTCACACGGAACGCAATTTACAGATAGTCAAGTCCTGGGCGCGTAAAGGTTGGACGAACGAAGAAATTGCCGACAAAATCGGTATCGTGATGTCAACATTTTACGAATGGCAGAAAAAACACCCGGAGTTTTCGGAGGCCCTCAGCGAGTCCAGGGAATATTGCGTAGCCGTCGTGGAAAATGCGGTGTATGAGCGAAGTAAAGGCATTCGTACGACGACAAAATCTAGTCGTACGATTACGGTTTTGACGAAAGATGCGGATGGCAATACGAAAGGCGTGCAAAAAACGACAATTGAAGATGAAAATGAACTCTTTGTGCCGCCAAACCCGACCGCACAAAAATTCTTTTTGACAAACCGTGCGCCGGATGAATGGAGTAATAAGCAGCAGACTGAGCTTGCGGGAAATCTCAATATTGACACGAAAACAAAAGCAGCAGACAAGCTGAAAGAAGCGATACGCAGGAAGGAAGCAAGCCATGACGGAAAAGGAAGCATTTGAAATCATCGAATGCCTGGGCAAGTGTACAAATGACCCGGAAACATTCGTGTGGTTTGCGTTTGACTGGGACAACAACCCGGAACTGCAGGGCAAAAGACCGCAGGAATGGCAGTTAAACCAGCTGCGGAAAATCAGCGACGGCCTAAAAACACCGGACGAAGTTATTCGGCAGGCTGTATCATCAGGGCATGGCATAGGCAAGTCTAGTCTTGTAGCTTGGATTATTTTATGGGCCATTTCTACGTATCCGGACACGCGCGGCGTCGTCACGGCAAACACTGAGGCACAGCTGCGGACGAAAACGTGGCCGGAGCTGGCCAAATGGTATCATCGATTTATTGCAAAAGGCCTGTTTTGCATGACGGCAACGTCAATATTTTCGATAGAACAAGGGCATGAACGAACATGGCGTATCGATGCTATCCCGTGGAGCGACACGAACACAGAAGCATTTGCGGGCCTGCATAACCAAGGCAGCCGAATCTTACTGGTTTTTGATGAAGCGTCGGCGATTAATGACCGAATATGGGAAGTCGCAGAAGGGGCATTGACCGACCGTGAAACACAAATCATTTGGTGTGCGTACGGTAACCCAACACGGAACACGGGCAGGTTTTATCAGTGCTTCCACAAAGACCGTGCCTATTGGAACACCGTAAAAATAGATTCGCGTACAGTGGCTATCACGAACAAAAAACAATTAACACAGTGGGCCAACCAGTACGGCGAAGATTCGGATTTTTTCAAAGTGCGCGTTCGCGGCGAATTTCCGGCAACATCAGAAAACCAGTTCATATCAACGGCGCTCGTGGATGCGGCACAGAAACGCACCATACGACCGTCACAATATTCTTTTGCACCGGTAATTATCGGCGTAGATATGGCGTGGAGCGGCGGCGATGCGACGGTTATTTACGTGCGGCAGGGCTTGTACAGCAAGAAGCTGGGAAGCTATGAAAAGAATGACAATGACGGCGTGATGGCGGCAAAGCTGGCGGCGTTTGAAGACCAGTATAACGCCGATGCGGTATTTATTGACCAAGGGTACGGCACGGGCGTATTTAGTTTTGGCTTGACAATGGGCCGTAAATGGCGGCTCGTGTCGTTTGCAGCTAAACCAGGCAAAACAGGCTATGCCAATAAGCGTGCTGAAATGTGGGGCGATATGCGCGAGTGGCTCAAAGATGGCGGCGTGCTGGAAGATGGCGAAGTGATACATGACGACCTGGTAGGACCGGAAGCCATGATAAACAACAAAGGTGAAATCCTGCTTGAGAAAAAGGAAGACATGAAACGGCGCGGCCTGCCGTCACCGAATGAAGCGGATGCACTGGCATTGACATTTGCGTATCCGGTCGTACGTAAAAGCAGCATAAAAGACAGGGCGAATACGGCATATAGTTTATTTTGAGGAGTGATAAAAGAATGTGTGGAGCAGTAGGGAAAGTAATCAATAAAGTAACAGGCGGCTTGCTGGGTGGCGGCAGTCAAGATGTATCTGTACCTAAAACGGAACCGGTCACAACACAGCAAGACGTAACCGACAGTGGAAATTTAACAGGCGATGAAGAAGCAACAAAGAAAGCAAAACGCAAACGTGGTTTTAGCTCAACGCAGCTACGGGATTGGCGGTCAAATATGAATACGGCGCTTGGAAGCGGCAACAGTGACGGCGGCAAAAGTACGCTGGGATAGGAGAAGCTATGAGAAAAGAAGTAAAAACAGCACTGGCAAGAAGCCCGACTAAGACAATTAACACGAGGCAAAACACGTACCAGGGAAAACACGGCTTAGAGATGCGGCTGGATGCGCTGTACCGAGAACGCCTGCGTTGGGAAAACATCTGGAAAGAAATCCGGGACTACGAATTACCCTATGACGGGCAATTCAGCGATGACCAACCGGGCAAACCGAATCTCCATGATGACAAAGTATACAGCAATATCATAGCGCAGTGCCGGGATATATTTGCGGCCGGTATTATGAGTGGCTTAACGCCACCGTCTCGAAAGTGGTTCCGCTATACGCTGGCAGATGCAACGCTCAATGATAACATGAACGTAAAACGCGTACTCGATCAACGGTGCGATATTACAGAGTATGTACTGGGGCGCAGTAACTTTTATAACGCTGTACATGTCGTATACCGTGAATTACCCTTTGGCCAATCGCCAATGGGAATTTTTGCGCAAGACAACGGGATTACCTTTGTACCGTATCCTATTGGTACATATGCTTTAGGAACTAATCACAAAGGCGAAGTCAATACCTTTGCTCGCAAAACAAAAATGACGGCAGCACAAATCATTGCGCAATTTGGTATAGATAACTGCCCGCAGCACATCAGAGAAAATTATGTGCGTAATGGCGGCTATACAGAATGGTATACTGTGTGTTGGCTAGTAGAGCCGAATAAAGACTGTAACCCGGAAGAGCTAGGAAACCGGAAAATGGCGTATACGTCGGCATACTGGGTGGATGGTAGCAGTCAAGACGAAATGCTAGCAGTATCGGGCTTTGAAGAATGGCCCGTGCCGGTAGCACGTTACAATGTCAAAGGGTTGGAATCCTATGCAACAGCACCTGCTTGGGATGCACTGCCGGAAGCCAAGATGCTGCAAAAAATGGAATACGATAGCGCAGTAGCCGTGGAATTGGGAGTAAAACCACCCATGCAAGGGCCATCAAACATTGCACGAAATATCAATCTATTCCCAGGCGGCTATACACCGAATGACAATCCAAACGAACTGATACAGCCGATTTTTCACGGGCAATTGGATATTGGCTCACTGGATAATAAAATCATGCGCATTGAAGACCGCATAAAGCGCATATACTCTACGGATTTATTCTTGATGTTAGACCAGCTCGACCGCGGGCAAATGACAGCGCAAGAAGTCATAGCACGCAATCAAGAAAAACTGCAGCAAATCGGGCCGGTCGTTGAAAGACTGCAAAGCGAATTTTTAAATCACGTCATCGAGCGTATCTACAATATCCTAGACAGGAATCATGTATTCCCGCCGCTGCCGGATGATGTAGCAGAGTTGATGAACGGGCAGGAAATCAAGATAGAGTACCTGTCGCCGTTGGCACAGGCGCAGAAAATGAGCGGCTTGACGGCCATTGAACAGGGTATTGCCTTTGTTGGACAGGTAGCGCAGCTCGATCCAAGCGTGCTGCAGCGTGTCGATTTATCCGACGCGGTAGCGAAATATCTCGATAGGGTGGGCGTACCGGCTACAATGGTACGCAGTGAAGACGAGTATAAAGAAATCATGCAGCAGCAGGCAGAGCAGCAGCAAGCAGAACAGCAACAGGCAATGGAAGCCCAGCAGATGCAACAAGCAGCACCACTGGCGCAAGCAGCTAAAAATCTGACAGATGCTGCTAATGATGGCAATCCAGCATTACAACAAATAATGGGGATGAACACATGATGAACTGGTACGAAGAAGAAATGAAACGCCGTGATGATGAATCCTTGCGCTATGTCATGGCAGATAAAAAAGGCCGCTGGTTTATGATGCGGCTGCTGGATGCGGCACGTATCAATGAGCCAACGTTTGCTAAATCGGCGTTATTTAGTGCATACAACGAAGGCCGCCGCGCCGTCGGTATCGAGTATGTCAAGAAGCTGACGCAGGATACAGCACATATCGAGCTCAAACAATTGGCCGAAAAAGAATACACAGAAATAAAAGAAAGACTAATCGAAGAAGAAAGGAGCATGCACTATGGAAAACACATTTGAATTAAACCTGCAGTTGTTTGCTGACGGCGGCGACGCAGGAGGCACACCACCGGACGGCGGCACCCAGCCGCAGGACGCAGGAGGAACCCCGCCGGAAGGAGGCGCACCCAGTCATCCGGATACAGGCAGCAGTCTGCTGGGAGGAGACCAAGGCGGCACAGAGCCCAATACTGCACCCGAATCCTACGACTTTAGCGGCGCCTTAACGGACGTGTTCGGCGAAGGTTCAGAACTGGATGAAACCGTTTCCGGGAAATTCTCGGAACTGCTGCAGGGCGTACACGCAAACCAGGAACAAGCCGCCGCCATGGCAAAATTTGGCCTTGAATTTGGCCGGGACATTGGCCAGTCTGTAGCGAAACAAATCCAGGAGGGATATGTAGAAGAAGTGCGCGGCTGGGGCGAAGCGGCTAAAAAAGAATTGGGCGGCGACTATGAAAGCACATTAGCCAAAGGCGTGCAGGCCGTCAACTACATTGAAACAAAAGTACCCGGCTTTACAAAAATGCTGAATATCACCGGCGCAGGAAATCACGTCGCTATGATTAAAGCATTATCGCTGCTTAACGGCTTGCTGGGAGAAGATAGCGGTCATAACGGCAGCAGCGGCACACCGGGCGGCGGCATTTACGATAATACAGATTGGGCAAAATATTAGTCAAATAGTAGGAGGAAACGAACATGGCAACAGTAGGAACAACAGCACTGACATTTACAGACTTGCGTAAACGGATGGCACCGGATAATAAAATTGACTGGATTATGGAAATCATGGCGCAGTCCAACCCGATTATGCAGCATATTCCGTGGAAAGAAGGGAACCTGCCGACAGGCAACCAGACAACGTTGCGTACATCATATCCACATCCGCAGCTAAGACGCATTAACCGCGGCGTTAAGCCCGGTAAATCGACGACACGACAGATTGTCGATACATGCTGCATTATGGAAGCCTATTCCATGGTAGACCGCCGTTTGGCACAGTTGGCACCCAGTCCGGAAGCCTTCCGCCGCTCCGAGGATTCGGCGTTTGTCGAAGGTTTTACACAAGACTTAGCTAAGTACATGTTTTACGGCGATACTGACACCAACCCGGATCAGTTTAACGGCTTTGGCGTGCGGTACGATACATTCACCGGGGAAAAAGGGACATTTGGCTATCAAACCATCAATGCCGGTGGCACGACAGAAAATAAACAGACCTCTATCTATATCGTAGACTGGGGCGACAATGCCGTAACAGGCATTTATCCCAAAGGCTCAAAAGCGGGATTGCAGATGGAAGACAAAGGAGAACAGATTGTAGACGATGCCGAAGGGGGCAAGTATCCGGCGCTGATGACATGGTTTGCTTGGGACGCAGGGCTGGCGGTACAAAACCTGCGGAAAGTAGCAGCACTGCGAAATGTAGAATGGAGTAAAGCCGTTACGGCACAAACAGCAGCAGAACGAAAAGCCATTGTGGATAAATTCATTGTAGCGAAAAACCGTATCACAAATCCAAAACGGCCGATTGCGTATGTTGCAGATGATATTTATACCATGCTCGAATTACACCTGAATGATAAAAACAACGTCTATGTCACGCGGCAGGAACTTATGAACGAAATGCCTAAGATTTACATTTCCGGTATTGAAATTTCCAAGTGTGACGCACTGAAAACGACAGAAGCAGTTATTTCAGAATA